GGTCGATAACTTCCTGGAGCGCCTCAACGGTGTGCGTAAGGACGGCTCAGGATGGATGGCCAGGTGCCCATGCCGGGATGACGACAAGAATCCCTCGATGCACATTGCCGAGGGGGGCGACGGCCGCGTGCTCGTCACGTGCCACCGGGGGACGCCCTGCTCCCTCGATCAGATTTGCGCTGCGGTGGGGCTCGATGTCAAGGACCTGATGCCGCCGCGCAAGGAGAAGGACGAAGAGCCGCGCCTTACCCTTGTCAAGGCTTACAACTACTACGACCAGAACGGGGAGATGCTGTTCCAGAAGCAGCGCTTCGTTGATCAGTTCGGCAAGAAGACATTCCGCCAGCGCAAGCCAGACGGCCGCGGCGGGTGGACATACTCACTGGGATCAACGCCCAAGGTTCTGTACAACCTGCCGGCAGTTGTCCAGGCAGCGGCCAACGGTGGGCATATATGGGTCGTTGAGGGCGAGAAGGATGCCGATGCTGTCAACGAAACCGGTGAAGTCGCAACGACGATGCCCAACGGTGCGGGCTCATGGCAGCGGATTCACACCGAAGCCCTGGCCGGCACATCAGTCACGATTATTGCTGACAACGATAAGACAGGACTCGAACATGCGGCTCACGTGTTTCGCGAACTTCAGGCCGCCGGCTGCGAAGTCGAGGCATTCCGGCCGCCGGATAACGCCAAGGATGTGGCCGAACTTCTGGGAAGAGGAGAGCCACTCGCCAACCTTATCCCCTACAACCCGCTAGAAGAATCTCCTGAACCGATCCAGGAGCGCGACGAGTTCGCAGAACTGATCGACGGTTTGCATAAGTTGCACGACAATCAGCGGCTGACAATCCAGCAGAAGTTGACCCGGGCCCGCAACGCGATCGATCGCATCCAGTTCGATGACGAAGGGTTCTACGACTCAGGGACCCTGGTCGACTGGGCGGAGTTCATCGCTGAAAGTGTTGACGAGGATTATGACTGGGTCATCCCGGGCGCGCTCGAGCGCAGCGAGCGGGTGATTGTGGTGGCGGCCGAAGGTGTAGGCAAGACGATGCTGGCCCGCCAGGTGGCGATCATGTCCGCTGCCGGCATTCAGCCATTCACCTGGGGCCGGATGAAGCCGATCAGAACTTTGACGATTGACCTCGAAAACCCCGCACGCATCATCCGGCGCACATCATCCAAGATCATGCGGGCGGCACAAGAGCGGGCCCGCTCCACCAAGATCGAGGCGCATCTCCTCATCAAGCCCGCCGGCCTTGACCTACTCAACTCCCAGGACAGGATTCTGGTCGAGGACGTCATCGAGCGCACCAGGCCTGAACTGATCTGCCTGGGCCCGCTGTACAAAGCGTTCGTTGATCCAGGCTCACGAACCAGCGAATCGATCGCCATCGAGGTGGCGAAGTACCTGGACTCGATCCGCACGCACTACAAGTGCGCCCTATGGCTGGAACATCACGCACCTTTGGGGTCATCGGTAGGCGGAAGAGACCTGCGGCCCTTCGGCTCCGCGGTCTGGTCGCGCTGGCCTGAATTCGGATTGGCATTAGAGCCTGATCCAGTGGCTACCGAGAGGTATACTTATATTGTCAAAAACTTCCGAGGCGGGCGCGATGTTCGTAACTGGCCGCGGAGGATGCAGCGAGACGAGTTGTTCCCCTTCAGAGTCATCGAGTTCCGGGAGCCGTAATGGCCGGCTTATCCAAAGAGTTCCTAGCCGAGCGCGATCTACGCATCTTCAAGATGCGCCAAGCCGGCGTATCTGTCAACGAAATTGCACGACGGTTTGGCATATCGGTAGGCGCATGTAGCAATGCGATCCAGCGGCAACTACAGAAGTTAAACAAAGAAGCGCTCATGGCGTACCCAGAAGTGCTTCGAATGGAACTGGAGCGACTAGACGCACTGCAGCAGGCCGTCTGGCCGATGACTCAGCACCGCAAGGTGGCCCTCAACGACGGCACGGAAACGACGGTCGAGCCTGATCTCAAGGCAATTCAACAGGTGCTGGCCATCATGGACCGGCGGAGTAAGTTGCTGGGCATGGAGCAGACGAACGTATCGCTCACGGTAGACACAAGTGACCAACCGGCCAGAGCCGCTCTGGCGGGCGCTGACGCCCCTCTGGCGGTCTCTTTGGTGTCCGCTGAGCAGGAAGCGCGTAAGTTGCTCGAACTCATGGGAGCCGCCGGCGTACTGCCTCTAGATGTCGTGCGCCAGATCACAGGGGACTCTGAAGCCCCGCGCGCGCTACCCACCGCACAGCCCCGGGAGGAGAGCGCGTATGAGTGAAGAGGACAATTTGAACTCTGCGGTAGACCATGTTGCGGAAACGATGAAACTTTCGCGCGTATCCAATATCGGTTCAAAGCCTGGAGCGCCGGCCTCGAAACAAGTTCTGATACGCGCCATCGAGGGGGATCACCTCCGGTGGAAGGAAGCCGCAGAGAAGTCAGGCGTAACGCTGAGCGAGTTTATCCGCGAGGCTCTGAATGCCGCCGCCAAAGACCTGCTCGAATGTTCCCATCCCTTGGAATACAGGAGATGGAATCTTCGCGGAGAACGCTGTCTAAAATGTGGGATGAAAATCCGCTAAATTCCTGGGAAAAACTGTAGAAAAATGTAGGTAAAAAATATGGATGTTTTACTTCTAACAATCTTTTGCATCGCCTCCTTCCTTATCGTTGACAGGATCACCAAATGAATCGCCCCGGCCGCAAGCCAACCAACAACCCAACGCTGACAATCAAACTGACGCCGAAGATTAAGCGACATCTTATTGAGGTTGCCAGCCTTAACGACATGTCGATCACCGAGTACCTGGTGACGCTGATCGAGCGCGACGCCGGCCAGTCACTACAGTAAGTAGTTGTAAAGTAATAACTATGGGTAGGCAGCCACAAGTAGCCACCACAACTGGGACTGTCTACTTACAGTTACGAGTCCCAGGCTGGATGAAGAACAAGATCATCGAGCGGGCGGACGAACTCGACACGAGTGTGAACGCTGTGCTCCTGTCCGCGGTGAAGAAGTGGCTCGAAGAGGACGGAGCGCTGCCGGCCCCACCCGTAGCGACGAGGCCACTACCGACGACGGCTGACCAGATTCGAGCCTGGGCCACCGGTGAGAAGATCACCGGCCCCTGCGGTCAGACGAAGTGCCCCGCGCTGGACGAAGAAGGCCGCTGGCAGTCAGACGGAATGGGCTTCTGTACGCACTGCGGAATCCGGGTGCAATAGAATCAGTCGCCCCACATTTGCGCGATCGTCATCCACCAATTTCTGTTGAATGAGTTCCAATGGACTTACTACTCGACCACATTTGCGCGATCGTCGGGCGGATCGGTGTGATCCCCCTCTTGCGCTGCTCGGCGGCCAACTGTCGCGGTGTCAGCCCTGCCCACACCCCATGCATATCCGCAGGTGGGAACTCCAGCGCGTAGTCCAGGCACAGGTCCTTCACCGGACAATGCTTACATATCTGGCGCGCTTTGGTGATGTACGTAATGTCCTTATACTCCTTCGGGAACATAAGGTCCGTCTTACCTCGGCAGTTAGCAAGGTGAGTCCATGTGGGTCTTTGTGGGAGCATGTGGTGGCCGGTGGGGGGTGGTGGTGACAAATGGGGATTGCGTGTATATCTATTTTACGTATATTCCCTAGTTCATTCTAATTTGTTTGATTTTCTTGATCCAAGGTTTGGGGATGGTGATCCCATGCGCTAGGTGTGAGTCGTTGATGAGCGCCACAATCGTGATGTACGTATCCGTTTCGTGCCACAGGTATCCCAATGAAACAGACTTCGCCGGGGTCTGCTGTGTGGCTTCCTCCGGCGTAGCCCAATCATTCCCACCCACCGATACGGCGTCCTCCCACAGAATCTCGACAATCGGGAGTTTGCTCTTGTTCTCCCAGATGCTTACGAGAATCTCCTCTAGGTCTTGCTCCTTCTGGACCAGATTGCGTTTGGCGCGCTTCATCGGTTCTCCTATGCCAGCGGTTGATTCAGTGCGATGTATTCAGCCTTCTCTCCTTGAGAGGGGCAGAGATTGGTGATTCCTGCTAGGACGATGGCGAAGTGTTGCCGGCGATCGAAGTCGTCAGTTCCCCCCTCGTTGATGCGCTCCACCACATCGGTGTCGCCCATTCCCTCGACCATCAACTCGCACCAGAGTTCTCCGTACCAGAGTTCGTCCTCGTCTGTGAGATTCGTGGGCCCGTCGTTGTAGTACACGACATCGTCGAAGAAGGCGAACTGTTCAGCCGTGTAGGTGACAGTCTCCTCGGGGAGGGTGATAACAACCGTTCTAGGTACGTCTGGATTTAACGGAACTAGGGTGGTCGTCGCCGGCGTTCGCTCGATCGCGCAGGCCGTGAGGGCCAGCATGGATAATCCGAGTAATGTTTTTCTGTACACAGTTTTTCTTTCTGGTTAGAGGATGTGTAGGTTTCCCCACCCATCGGGATGGACCGTGAAGGAGAGTGTCCCTGGTCGGGTCTTTACTCCCTTTGCGTCGGCGTAGTAATCTCCCACATTTGTGAGA